GCCTACGTAGTTGGCGGAGAGCAGGATGCTCTGCATGGGAGCGTTTGCGCCGTTCTTGTAGACCTTGAGTGATGGCAGCGCGGGAGCGTAAGTAGAGCCGTCAAGCGTCAGCAGCCCCGACATTTGGTCGCCCGCGACATTGACGTAGGCGGCATCGAGGTCGGCGAGGCTACCGGGCAAGGGTTGCCACGCGGCGTCCCATACGCCTGCGTTCTTGAAGCGGACATATCTTTTGTTCAGGGCGCTACCTGTAATCTCTTGCGCATAAACGGCGGCGTACTGAGGGTTGGAGTGCTCGTAGTAGACGCCGTAGAATGCGTTGCCGTTTGGCGCGGCTGTTGAGGTACCGTTGCAGTACCAAGAGCCGTTGACGAACGGGAAGGTGTCGAAGTTATCAACCGGCCCCTGCTTGGCCTTCTCGCCCGACAGATTTTGCAGCGCCTCGTCGGCGTCGTCGGCCCCGGTGCCACCGGCCACAATCGGGCGCGGCAGGTTGAGGTCCTGCTCCACGTCGGCGATGAAGGTGTTGTACTTCGCGCTCTCGATGGTCGTGTCGGGGATGCCCTGTGTGCCGGGCGGGATGTGATAGATGTGTGAACCGTCGCGCGGCATTATGGTCGCTCCTCAACTGAAGACGGTGTGTCGATGATGATGCGACGCGGGCCGGGTGTGGTTTCTCGTTCAGCCTGCAACGCCATCAGCCGCGCGATCTCGTCGCGATGTGCGCCCGCACTGATCGATGACGGCATAACCGACGGTGACATCGATGTCGGCGGCGGCAACTGCTGCCGCATCATATACTGCGAGTATGGTGCGTTGGCGCTGATGACGTTTTCGGCCTGATTGACAGCGCGGCGCGTCAGCGCGGAGGTCGCGGCACTGGCCCCAACGCCAGCGGCAACGCCTGCGGCGGCGGGCGCAAAGCCAGCCACATTACCGGTGATCAGCGGCGTCACCATCGTGAACGCGCCGGGGCGCGACGTACCCGACACTGAACTGAGCATCCGCATGCCGCGCTCGCCCAGCGAGCCACGGTTGATGTCGGTGATCGCCTCGCGTTCATTGTCCAGCAGGAAGCGTGACGCCTTGTTGCTGTCGAGTAGTTGCTTGGCCTGCTTGCGCGTAGCCTGACCTTCGGCAAGGAATGGGATCGGGTTGTTGCTGTTCTCCGCGTCCAGCTTCGCCTTGGTGACGCGGTCGCGCAGTTGGTTCATGTTCATCGCGGAGCGGTAGTCGGCGTTGGCGTTCTCCAGCAGCTTTGCCGCCCGCCCCTGATTGCCTGCACCACCCTGCACCACCAGCGCGCCGGGCGAGGGGTTCGCCATGAACTTATCGATCATGTCCTTGGCAACGCGCGCACTGTGGCCCTCATCGCCGCCCGCGACCTTGCCGAGTTCTTTTCTGATCGTGTGCAGCGATGCCGCCGTCGGCGGCAGGCTGTCCATCGTGTCGAGGATGCGATGGGCATCGACCGCGCCGATCTGGCCCGACTTCGATTGGTTGTAGAGTTCCTGCTTGATCTGGGTGCGCAGCCCCTCAAGGTCTTTCGGGCTGTACGGCGCGATCCGGCTCAGTTCGTTGTAGCCGCGCTCGGCAGATTGTTCGAGCGCCTCGGCGCTGGCGGGCAGGATGCGCGGTTGCAGCACCTTGTTGACGCCGGGGATGTAGTCCTTGATAGCGCGGCCTGCGGACACGATGCCCTGCCCGATGGGCGCGAGTATCTGCCCCATAAGCGGGCCTGCGGCCCCTACAGCCGCGCCGGTCTTGGTGGCGTCAATATCTCCGCCACTGCGGACAAACGCATCAGCGCCGCCCAGTGCGCCGCCTGCCGCCGTCTGGCCTGCGAACGTGCTGCCACCGAACAGCGCTGGTGCCGCCCGCGCCACCGGCACGGTGGAGACCACGCTGCCTGCGACGTTGCCGACCCCAGCGGCGACCGGGTGTTCGGCGGCAACGCGCTCGACACCCCCCTGAATGTCCTTGTAGGCCTCGGGGCGACCGCCAGCGGCGGCAAACGATGTGACCTTGTCGAGCATCGGACCGACGACGGGGATGCCGCGCACGATGCCTTGCGTCGAGGCGTCGAGCGTTTCACGGATCGAGCGCAGCCGGTCGGCAAAACCCTGCGGCGCTTCCTCATCGGGAACGATGGCCGGTGCGTCGTCGGGGACAATCGGCATCACTGCACCTTGAACTTTTTGCCGTTGATGATGATCCGGGTGCCCCTGTCGAGTTTTGCCGCCTCGGCTTCCTCCATCGAGTTGAAGACGCGCGGCGCGGCTGCACTCTTCTCGGCGGGTATAGCCGCCATCGGATCGGGCACGTCGTACATCCGGCGCAGCAGCGGCGGTTGCTTCTGAAGCATCGTGTCGAGATCGCCGCGATGTTCGTTGATCTTTGCGATGGCGGAACGCTCGGCGATGTCGAGCATCCGGCGGGCCGTCTTCTCATCGAGCGAGACGTCGGCACCGGCCATCGCCATGCCTTGGCGGCGGTCTTCGTTGGATATCTGCGTGCCGCCGTAAGACTTGATGGCTTGTGCCGCGACCGGCCCCAGCGCCGTCTTGTAGGTCTGGGTTGCCGCGACAATGCGAGCCGCATTTTTGTCGCCAGCTTCCGCGAGCCCTTGATAGTAAAGCAGCTTCGCAGGTGCCGCGACACCGAACAGCGTTCCCGCGTCGACGACCTCCTTGGCGTTGCGGATACCCTCAAGCGAACCGACCGCGCTGATGGCGTTCTTTTTGCCTTCATCAAGATAGGCGTGAACGTGCTGCGGCAAGTTGCCGAACTGGGCGCGCTGCGCGTCCTGCTCGGCCTGCTGCTGAACCTCGTACCGCTTCTTTTTCAGGTCCTCCGCCGTCTCGGGCAACTTGCGCTGTGCGTCTTCCCACGCCCGGTACTTCTGGTCGTACAGCGCGCGCTCGCTTTCGTATTCCTTGGTGTTCAGCGCATCGCGCTTGGTGCGGGCCTCGGCGCGGATCGCGGCCTGCCCGGCATACCAACGCTGCAGCACCGGGTCCTGTTCGCGCAGAGACTTCTGCTCGAAATCCGCCTCGACTGGAGACCTCGCCGTCGGGTCAGGCATCTTGGGTGGCGTGGGCCGTTCGTACATGCCAGTCGCCTGAGGCGGCAGCGGCGCAGCGGTCTGCTGCGGCGGCATCACCACTGGCGCGTCAGTCGGGCGGCGCGGCGCAATCGGCGGCGGCTGGTATTGCGCCGTCTGCGTGCCTGCGGCGGGCATCGGCGCGATGTCAGACACGATAGGACGATTGCCTGCGGCTTCAGGTGGCGAGCCTGCTGGTGCTTGCGGCACCACCGGGGCCGGTGGGCGTGCCTGTTGCTGGATCGTGTCGGCAGCGGCAGCGCCGACGGCGGGGCTGATGCCGGTGATGTTGGGCGCGTCGGACTGTACATCGCCGCTGCGCGAGGCTGTGGGGGCGTAGGAGTAGGCCCCGGTCGGCCCCCGGCTCATCCCCGTCACTTCCGCCAAGCGCGCGTCCTGCGCGTCTGGTGGCCCTCCAGCCAGCGTGGCAGCGATGGCGTCGCGGCTACCGGGGATCGGCGTGTTCGGCATGCCGTAGTATTTGTTGATCGCGGCGACCGCCTGCTGCGGCGACGATCCCGGCGCGACGTTGTTGACCGCAAGGTTACCGGCAGGCGCGTTGCCAGTGCCTGCGACCATCTTCGCGCCCGTGACGCCGCCCTGCTGATGCATCAGCGCCAAGTCCTGAAACGTCGGGGCGCGCCCGTTGACCTTCCGGAACGCGGCGATGTTGGCCTGCGTCAACGCCTGCGCGGCCTTGGTCGAGGCGTCGAGATCGCCGCGATTGTCGAAGCCGGGGCCGTTCAGGCCGTACTGCTTGCCGGTCCCGCGCGTAAACTGAAACGGCCCCGCCGCGCCGGTCTTGGAGACGTCTTGCGCGTTCTTGGCCTCGCCCGCCGAAAGCGAACCGTAGTAGGCGCGCATGTCGGGGTCAGGTTCGTTGGCGGCAATCGCGTCCTGCATGTAGCCCGACGTCGGTCGCTTGAAGTTCGCCGACGCATCGATCTCATTGTAGTCGCCCTGATCGCGCACATCGGTCGCCAGCGGCGCGGACGCCGTCGTGACCGGAGGGTTGGCGGTCTCCGTCTCGCTCTGTGGCCCGACGCTGCGCGTGGGCGAAACGGCAGGCGCATCCGGCGGCGGTACCGCCATCACCCGATTGCGGCCAGCTTCCAGCGCGGCCTGCTGGCGCTCCAGCGACCTCATGATGCCGATGTCACCAAAGGCATCGCCGACCGTGGTCAGACCCTCGCCCAGCGTCTTCGGAAAACCCTTCCGCTGCGACATCATCTGCAACGCAATCTTGCGCCGCAATTCCATCGCGCCATAGCTGGTCGGATCGTTGGCGTTAAAGTCGAACATTCCCATCACGCGGCCCTCAAGATTGAACCCATGACCTGCTGTGGCTTGATGTACTTCTTGCCGCCGCGCTCAGTGACAGCCTTCGGACTGATCTTCTCGATGTCCTGCGCCATCGGGCCGACATGGCGCGTCGATGCCGGGTCGTCCTTGTAGGCGTACTCATAAATCGGCAGTTGTTTGCGCTCGCCCTCATCGCTGGCGGCAAACACGGTAGCAATGCGATCAACGTCTTCCTTCTCGCGGCGGTCGGATAGCATTGCGCCCTTCGCGACACCCGCGCCAAGACCGAGAATACCGCCGATGGTCGAGTTGAAGTTCTGGCTCTGCTGTCCATAGGACTGCATCTGCTGACTGAACTGATTGTTGATCAGGCCAGCCACGTCGGTTGTCGGTATCTGCGACCCCGGTGTGTTGATGAAGTTCGGCTGGCTGACCTGCGAGCCACTCAGCAGCGAGGTGATCTCGTTGATTGGCTGGTTGCGCTTGGCGTACTGCTCCTGCATGTACTGATTGCGCGCGGCTTGGCTGGCGTTGAAGCCCGACTGCGCCTGCGCGACCTGCTGCGCGAGGCCAGCGTTGGCGAACGAGCCGAGGGCTGCGTTCTGCTGGAACTGCTGGGTCTGCGCCTGATTGGCGAACGCGGCGCGACCCTGTGACTGATCATGGCCCTGCTGCTGCGCGGCGTTCTGAAACGCGGCGCGCTGCGCTTCCTGCTGCACCATGCGCTGCTGCTCGGCACCGCCCTGCGCGATGGCACCGAAGCGCGCGTCGTTGGCCTGCCGCGAATAATTGTCCATCGCGTCAGCGTAGGCCTGCGAGCCGTAGCGGATGCCCTGATCGGCCAGTTGCTGCTGGACGCGCTGCTGCTCGATCTGCAACTGCGGGTTCATCCGCGCCATCAAACTGTCTTCGACGCGCTGCCGGTCTTGCGAGAAATCCGTGCCGTAACTCTTGGTGATGGGATCGCTGGGGTCGAAGCCGGTCTGGATCGGGTTGCCCGCATCGAACGAGGTCCGCGCGCCCGGCACATTGGTGATCGAATTGGGATCGCCCGCCGATGGCAGGCCGCTCAAGTCCATTTCGTTGCCAAGCAGATCGGACACGCGCGCCGACTGCGAGTTCGCCATGCCCGCCAAGTTCATCTTGGTGGCGTCGGTCTGGCCCTTGATCGCCTGCGCCTGCGGCGACAGCGACTGTGTCGCCGTAAACGTCGGGATGCTGTATTTCGAGTTGGTGGTCGGATCGGTCCAGTCGTAGTTGCCGGTCACGTCGTAGCGCAGCGAGCCGTCCGGGTTGATCTGGTTGGTGTTGTTCAGGAACGAGTTCGCAATCGCCGTCGAGACGTTGGTGCCGGTCGCTGCCGCTGCGGTCGCGCGAGGATCGGGAGGTGTCGGTGCTTCGGGTTTAGAGATGGGAGCCTCCCATATGGTCCGTCCAGCAACGGCCCATGCTGATATTCTTGATGGTTGCGATACTCACGCCATACTCGGCGGCCAACAACGCCCGCTTCTCGCCAGTCATACGCCGACGCTTAATCTCCATCGCTTCAGCCGGTCCAAGGATCGACATGATCAGTACCCCGGTGTCGTCGGCACGCCGCCACCGGGCGGCGCGGTCGGCATCGTCGCGCCGGGCATCGGCGACGGCTGCATCGGTGCCTGCTGTCCCATCGTCGATCCCATCGGCATTGCCTGCGGTTGTGATGTCGGTGCCGCCGACACCACGGGCTGGCCTTGCGGCGGCCCCATCTGTGGCATCATGTTCTGCTGCGGCATCTGCGGCATTTGCGGACGCGGCGGCGGGCTGGCAACATTCATCAAGGCCTGCGTGATCGCATCGCGCTGCATGTTGTTTCCGTAGTCCATCATTCTGCCGCCTCTGCGATGTCGTCGGGAAGGTAGTGGTGGAAGCGCTTGTTGAAGCGGTTGTTCATCCAGTCCTCGTAGGTGAGCAGCGCCAGCACGCCGTCGCGCTCGCGCCCCAGCATGCGCGGCACCTTGATCAGCATGTAGCCGTAGGCCGCGAATATCCGCAGCAGTCGCTCGTCGTCGGCGGCGACCCGCTGCACGATCATCTGGCAGCGCAGTTGCAGGAACGGATACTGAAAAATCCGCTTCAGCGTGCCGCGCGTCAGCCAGTTCTTGCCGGGCAGTGTCGCGCCGCTAATCTCGATGATCTGCGCCTCGGGTTCATAGTTGTGATAGACGACGCCCGCGATCAGATGCCCCTGCTCATCGATCACACCGATGGCTTTGACATTTTTCGGAAAGCCACGTTCACGGCACGACGGGATCAATTGCGCGACGAAGTCGGCAACCATCTCATCGTAGCCGTAGACGTAGTCGAGCATCGTTCGTCCTCACCAGCCAAAACCGGGACCGCCGAGGCTGTCGCCGCCGCCGAAATTGCCGGGGCCGGGATTGGTCCCGGTGACGCCTTCAGCGCCCAGACCGAAGCCGCCCCAGCCGTCGGGGCCAAAGCCCGTGCCAGAGCCCGGAGCGCCTACGGTTGCCCCCTCATTGGGGCCTGACGCTACGCTGGGGGCGTTGCCGCCGAAGGGACCGTTGGGTCCGGAAATGGCGTTGAGGCCGGTGACATCGCCGTACTGACCAACCTGCCCAGCGCCGCCACCGAAGGGGCCGGGGCCGGGGTTGGCGGCGTTGTTGCCGCCACCACCGCCTTGACCGCCGCCACCGGGGCCTTGACCGCCGCCGCCTGTGCTGCCGCCGCCTGCGCTGCCACCGCCACCGGGACTGCCACCACCACCGCCGCCGCCGACACCGGCACCTTCACCTCCGGTACCGGCACCGCCACCGGGGTTCCAGTAGTCGGTGACGCCGTCCCACGCGCCCCATTGACCGGCCTGCTTGAGGTAGACCTGCCCGTTGTTGGGATCGCGCCACCACTCTGGGCCCTTGGCCTGAAGCGCCGCCATTTCCTGATTGAAGTACGAGGGGTCATAGCCGCCGCCGCCCCAACCGCCGCCGCCACCACCGTAGGACGGCGCGGCCTGCTGCGGCATCGCCTCGCCACCGCCGTAGCCGGGTATCGCCTGCTGTACCTGCGGCTGCGCCCACTGCGCCATCATCGCCTGCGCGATGGCGTCACGCTGGCCGCCAGCGTCGGCCTGCGGCGCACCACCACCGTACTGCGGTGGTGAACCGCCCTGCATCATCGCCATGATCTGCGCGTCGAGCGCAGCGCCGTCGGGTGCCGCACCAGCGGATTGATTGCGCCTGTAGATTTCGTCGGAATAGTCGTTTGCGCCATCGTTGGCCATCAGATCGCTCCTCCACCGTAGCTGTCGGAATATGTCGGCTGCGCCACCTGCGGCGGCCCGTTCGCTGCGATCCGGTTCATCTCGTTCATGAAGTACTGGCCTTCCGGCGAACTCATGTAGGCCGAGTTGCCATAGGTCGGCGTAGACGCTGCCGCCGTCTGTGCCGCCGCCGCCTGTTGCTGGACCGCCGTCGCGATGGCGTTGCGCCGCGCGTCGAAGTCATAAGCGCCGCCCTGTGCCAGCGAGCGCAGCGCCTCGACATCGACCATCCCGGCAGGGTTGCCGGTGTTGAACGATACTGGCGAGCGCGTCTGCTCGACCTTGGCGTTGGTCATGGGATAGTTGGCCGCCATCCACTGATCGACGTCGTCCATCGATTGCTGGTTGCCCGCCCGATAGGCCGGTGCGAACAGTGAGCCTAAGCCTGCCATGGCATCCTCACACGTTGACGCCGCCGCGTGCGTAGGTCGCGGCAATCGAAACCAACTCCACGTCGGGCTTGGCCTGCTGCGCCACCGTGACCTGCACAATCGGCGCATGCGAAAATCCGGTCATGCCAATCGACACCCACATGGTGTTGCGGATCACCGGCCTGCCGGGCGCGGGCGCATCCCACTTCGCGTGATCCCACAGCCCCTGATCCCAGACATCGGCGACACCGGGATCGGGACCGGGCGGCGGCGGCTGCGGGACCGTGACGACGTAGTCCACGGTCGCCGACAGTTGCGGCTGGAACGGCTGCGCATTCCCGGCAAGGAACGAGGCCCGCGCCTGCTTCCACACCACGGTCGCCGCGCCCGACTGAAACATTTCCCAACCGCCGACCAAGGTCGCGACATACGGCACGCCGTCGTCGTAGCCGGTGCGGTCGGCCTGCATGACGATGCCGTCCTGATTGCCGAAGAACATATCGGCGCGCATGCGGATGAAGCACATCGCGTCGTAGCCGACGAAGCGGCACCATGCGCCGGTCGCGGCGTTGACGGCGGCGCAGTAGCGTTTGCCGGGCGGCGCGCCCGGCCACGTCACGAAGATGCCGCCGAACTCATCCCACTTGCACAGCGTCCACGGCAGCGCCCGCTTGGCGTTGACCTCGTCGCGCCACATCGGCTTGATCGGGCGCGTGATCGCCGCCAACTCCAGTTCGGTGCGGTCCTTGGTGATCGCACCTGAGAGCGGCACGATGCCGTCCACGGTTGCGATCAGCACGTCGCCGCCGACCGCGAGGTGCGCGTTCATGCCGAGTGGCGGCGAGACCTCGTAGCGCCCCTCCTGCCGCCAGTTCGCGGCGCTCGACGGATCGCTGCCGGTGAAGATCAGCAGTTCGCCGAGATCAGTCATGAAGACGCACTTATCGTCGATGCCGTCGCCTGCATCGATTGACCATGTGAAGCCCGCGATCAGTTTACCGCCCTTGGTCGCAGCCCCGGACAGCGGGATCATCTGCAGTGTGCCTTGGATGGCGTTGAGCGGCAGGTACCATGCGTTCATCGAGCCGCCCTCGATGAAGAACCAGCGGTTGCGATATTTCCAGACGTAGGTGAGGTTGTGCCCGGCGACGACCGACGAACCTGCAGGCCCGGTGATCTGCCCGGCATTCAGCGTCGTCCACGTCACACCGTCGTAGCGCAGCGCATAATCACCGGCATCGTTGACGACAATCATGTTGTCGCCGCCTTGGTTGGCCAGTTGTGAGGCGCAGTAGTTGCCCGACAACTGGCCCGACTTCACCAGCACGGGCGTGGTCGATGTCACGTCGAACAGCTTGGTGTCTTGGCCCGCAAACATTCGCTGCAAATTGCCACTGGCGTAGCGGAACGCCGAGATCACCGGCTTGCGCGAGGTCGAGGGCACGGGCGGCACCGGCCCATCGAGCGCGTGCAGATCGCACCAGCGGATGCAGCCGCCGCGCAACTTCGCGCCCTTCATGGTCGGCACCCAGTTGTCCATCACTTGCGCCGCACCCGGCGCGGTGAAGGCCTCGTTCTCGTTCATGATCAGGCCGCGCGTCGGTGGCGGGATCGTCGTAACCTGCACCTGCTCTGCCGCCTGCGGCGGCACGGCGCTCCTGCGGAAGGCCTGATGGATGCTCACGTCGGCACCGGCCACGGATAGGCGACATTGGCGCGGAGTGAACCGGACGACGGCCCGCTCCCGATGATGATCGGGGCCGGGCTGTCCTTGCCCATCGCGGTCGTCAGCGCGTCACCGAACGTGCCAAGGTCTTCCTGATAGCTGGTGCCCTTGCTGGCTTTCCATTGCCACACCATCCCCAACTTCAGCAGGCGCTCATCCAAGAGGTAGCTGTCGCCGTCGTCAACGAAGGTGTCGCCGACGCCGCCTCCGTTCAGCGCGATGCAGTTCTTGTCGATGTAGGCAAACGTCGCGGTGATGCCCGCGCCCATCACCGGCTGGATCAGCATCTGGCCACCGACCATCGTCCACTCGCCCCATGGGCCATACCAGCCCTGTGCGCGGCGGCTCATCCACTGATCGAGATCGGGCACGAACGTCATCGGCTGCTGCGTCGAGGTCGAGCGCCAGACGTTCGCCGTCAGCAGCATGCGCTTGTAGTTGGCCGGGAGGTCGAAGGCGATCTTGGTGTTGTCGCCCGTGAAGGTCTGGATTTTCTTGAACCGCGTCCAGTCGCGGGTGTCGTAGGCGATGCGCTGCGCCATCTCGTTGGCGAGCGCCAGCATCTCCTGCATGGTGCGGTTGGCGGTGATGTTGACGAACACGCTGGTCGGCACGGCAACGCCGACCGCCGCACAGACATCCTTCACCACCGACAGCAGGGTCATGCGGCCTTCTCCGCTCGCGCATCATTCGCCATGCGGATCAGCGTCTTGCGGTTCAGCGTGCCCGCAGGCGCGTGCCCGGTGTTGGCGGCGATGTAGTCGCGCAGTTGATCGAGCGACATGCCCGCGAACTCACCCTCGCTGGCGTTCTTGGCCGCCTCAAGGTCTTCCATCAGCACGGCGTTCTTGGCGCGCAGTGCGTCCAGTTCGGCCTGCAGTTGCAGGTTCGGCACATGCTGCTTGGCCGCCTCGATGAACTCGGCGGCTTGGTTCTTCAGTTCGCGGCCACCCTGCCCGATGTTCTTCAGTTCCTGCCCATCGAGCGAGGCCAGCGCCTCGACGGTGTAGACGTTGAGCGCGCGGAGTTCGTGACGGCGGCCCTCGGTGAGGAACGGCGCGTGCGACAGCGGCGTGCCCGACATCGTCTGCGCCGACTGTGCCTTGAACTGCTGATACTGTTTCGAGAAGCGCTCGGCGTAGCTGACCTCGACCTGCGCGCCGGTCAAGGGATCGACCGCCCAGTGCGAGCGTTCGGTCGCCGGATGAACCGAGACGGTGTTGCGCGCGGCGGGCGCGCGGATTTCGCAGACCTCGACGTCGTCGCAGATCAGTCGCCCGGCGGCGCGGCTCTTGGCTTCGTTCGGGTTGGCGTGGTGCTTGAACAGAACAACGAGCGTGGCATCGTTATCGGGCATGTGGTTCTCCGTTGAGAAATGGCCGGGACCGCACAGCGGAATGCTGGGGGCAGAAACGCGCGGTCCCGGTTGGCTCTGCGGCATAGGGTCCGCAGGGTTGCTTGTCGTCAGGAAGCAGGAACGCTGTCGTAGAAGCGCCAGTTGAACAGCGGGTTCGTCATCGTCAGTTCGCCCATCCATCCGATGAACTGCGCGATGGCGTCCTTGTCGATTGGCATCTGGCCGTCGCCCTCGAACAACTTGTCGAAGTTGCGGTTCGGGTGATAGCGCAGCCGCATCGTGTCGGTGTTGATGCCGAACGTGGTGTTGGCAGGCATGTTGCTGCCGATGCCGCCGTCGAGGACGATCTCGGCGCGCTTGCCGCCGCCGATGTACTCAAGTGCGCTGAAGCCCAGCTTGCCGAGGCTCGTCTCGTTCTGCTGCCGCTGGATCGCAATCGTGGCCGCGTCGTAGGCCGCGTAGTGTTCCGGCGACATGATCAGCAGATCGGCGTAGTCGCGACCACGGCTTCTGTTGGTCATGATGTTGTTGAGCATCGGGCGGATGGTCGCCGATGTCACTTGCGTCAGGCCCGCCATGAAGGAGTGCGCGTCGAACGTCGAGGTGCGCCAGATCGCGGCGTTGGCGCGGTCGATGCCACCATAGACGCCCGTGTTGGTGATGATCGGAACAGCGGTGGCGAGGCCAGTGATTTGTTTGCCACCGTTGGCGGTGCCGTCTGAGTAGAGACCGGCATCCATCGTGTCTTCAAGCGCGCGTTCGGCAGCACCCATGTAGCTGTCGAGGACGTCCATCAACTGCGCTTCACCCTCGTTGTTGAGGATTTCCTGCATCGACAGGATGACGGGCACCACGACCATCTTCGGGTCGTAGTAGGCGTCGTTGAACAGATCGATGGCGGGGTTGAGCAACTGATCGTAGCCCGAATACCACTGGGCGACGTTCTTTGAGACCTGCAAGGTCTGGCGGATGCGTGGGCCGGAATAAGTGTGCCACAGGCCCTTGCGGCGCATCACCGCCAAGAGCGCGTTGTTGTTCGACACAAGGTCTTCGTAGCTGGAGGAACGGTCCTCCAGCGCCATGCTGAGTATCTGCTGATACGCAGCGTTGGTGTTGATGTTGGGCATGATCGCTCCACTGGATCAGGGGTTAAAGGCCTCGCCCGACGTGACGGATCGCGTTGGAGATGGCCTCGCGGCGACCGACCGGCTTTGCTGCTTTGCGCGATGCTCCGTTTGAGGGAGACACATCGGGCGAGCCAGAAATGCTTTTGTCGGCAGTCCGGGTCTGAGCCGGTGCGGTGCGGGTCTGAGCCGCGTGCGTGGCGGGCCGTAGCAGTTCGGCCCTCCGGTAGGAGGTCTCCAGATCGTAGCCGGTCTTGAGTTCAGCCTCGATCAGGTCGCCCAGTTCATCGAACCTCGGATGTGTGTCGGCGAACTGATCGACCGCTGACCGGGTGTAAGTGAACTGCTGCTGAGTATGCATCGCTTGCAGGTGGTTCTTCAAGCCTGCGATTTCGGAATGTAGCGCGCCGATCTGGTGCGCCGCCGCCGTCTGGGCGTTCGACTGCTGCACCAGCTTGTGCTGCTCGGGGGACTGGTTGAGGACGTGATAGGCGATGTCACGCAGGCCCAGCCGCTGGCCGTCGGGCGTGCGCAGGTTCAGGTTGTTGACGATGATGTCGAGCCCGCCGATGACGTCGGTGCGCAGCTTCTGCTCCATCGAGACGTAGTTGGTCAGCGCGCGGTCGAGTGTGGTGCCGTGTTCCTGCGCCATCTGATGGAAGCGCCGCACCGGCTCGAACGCATCGCGGTCGGCCTTCAGGGTCTTGTAGGCGTTGTTGAAGTCCTGATGCATGCGATGCACGTCGGCGCGAACATTCTCCGACGCCCCCGCCCAATCGATCTTGCCCGCTTCGGAGAAGCGCGGCGGCGGGTCGCGGTAGGGCGTACCCTCTGGCAGCGGCGCGGGCCGGGGGCCATGCTGCCGCGTCTGCGTCCCCTGTTGCGCATCCGGGGCGCGGGCGAAGCGGCCCTGCTCGCGGTGGCGCTCGGGCTGATCAGCCGGGCGCTTCTTGAGATCGAGACCCTCGGCCTCGGTCTTCTCGGGCGGCTGGTTGTGGCCCGGCTTGGCATCCGCAGGCTTGGCCGCAGGGCTCGCAGCAGGCTTTGCGGTCTTCGGTGGCGGATTGTTCGCCCGGTCGAAGGCCTTCTGGATGGCCTCCCGGCGGCTTTCTGGACGGCCCTTGCCGCCCTCGACATCGCCGGTCGGCTTGTCGGGGGCTTGCGAGCCAATCGGGTTCGGGATGCGGGTCTGGTTGTCGCTGACCACGACTTCATTCGAGGGCGCAGCAGCAGGCGCGCCGCCCGAAGGGGCGACGGTGACGTCTGACATATGGATGCTCTCCGGTTATTTGGGCCGGTGACCGGCCCTGAATTTCGCGACCGCCTTCTTCAGCGAAGTGCGGCGCGCCTCTTTGGTCACGCGGTCGTCAGTCGCGCGTGTCTTCGGCTTCAGCTTTTCGTTGCCGACCTCGATCAGCCCATGCGCTCTGCCGACGGCGCGGTACTGGCGCTTGCTGGTGTAGAAGCGGCCATCGACCTGCTCGACCGGGTCCATGATGTCGCTGATGACGTAGGGCAGCGGCAGGTTGCTGCGCTTCGGTTGGTGGCGCGGCTTATCGACCCGCCACTTCCCCGGCTCGACCTCGACCAGCTTCACTTCGGATTGCCGCCAGTCGTGGACACCACGATGAACGTCACCGGCAGGCCGACGCTGCCCTTGGTCACCGCGAGGCCGCGCGTGGCCTCGGTGACCGGCATGCCCAGCAGCGGCTTGGTCGCGGTGACATCGACCACCGGCAGACCGCCTGCGGCCACGGTGACGACAGCGAAGGCCATTACCGCCTCTTCTTCCGCGTCGGATGCGTTGACTTGAAGTCATCATCCTCGGCGGCTTCCTCGATCTGCTCTTCCAGATCGTCGGGATCGACAACGTGCTTTGCATGCGCCTTGCTGCGGGTTGCGCCCGCCGCGTTGAAGGTGAAGTCCGCCTCGTTCGAGAACATGGGTCCGTTGTAGACCTGCACCTTCACCGTATCCGGCCCCTGCCACAGCGCCATGTTGATGCCGGTGGACAGCGTGCCGTCCTCGTTGAGCGTGGTCGGCTCGTCATGGCCCGCGAAGATGATCATGCTCGCCGGGTAGAAGCCGGTGCCCTCGATGAAGAGCGTGAAGTCAGGATCGCCCAGCGTGCATTCGCTCGGGTTCAGCGCCGTGATGACCGGCGCGTCGGGCATCTTGGGCGGTTCGTTGATCGAAGCGGGCAGCACCATCGTGGTGCGGCCACCCGGTTCGTTGATGCTCTCGATGCCCATCGCGCTTCTCCTATGTGAAGGTCCAGTTTTGCGGCGCGGTGGTGATGCCGTTCGAGGTGACGGTCACCGGCAGCGTGCCCGCGCCCGCCGTCTGCTTCTTCCACGCATTGGTCACCGTCAGCGAGGTGGCCGAGACGTAGTTAGTCTGCTGCGGCACGCCTGAGATGTTGATGACGCTGCCCCGGTTGTAGTTGGTGCCGGTGGCGGTCAGGAGCGTGGTGCCGGGACCGGCGACGTTGCTGGCACCGGATGCGCCGGTCAACGTCGGCACCGCCGACCCCGACAGCGTCGAGGCGTGTGTCGCATTCGGCGTTGGCAACGTTCCGGGCGTCAGCGTCAGGCCGGTCGAGACCATCACAAGCTGGCCAGCCGGTGAAGGATTGGGGACGGCTGCGGTGACCGCCAACTCGGTGCCCGACCCCTCTGCGGTTGCGGTAGCCGCGCCCGTGCTGTCGGCGACCAGCGCATGCGCCGCCGCGAACACCTTGGTGTTGCCGACCACCGACGGCACGGTGGTGCCGTTGACGCCGCCACCCTCGTTCTGGCTGATCACCGGATAGGTGTTGGCAACGCCGTCATCGAAGAAGGGCGGCGGGAAGTCCTTCGGGTTGGTTGCGCTCCAGTTTTTTGGGTCGCTATAGACGTTCGCCAGATAGGTCAGCGGATCGGGCGGCGACAGGCCGATGGACGACAGATTGGTCGGCGGCGTCGGGTTCGGCGGGGTCGCGGTGAGAGCGTTCTGGGCCATTGCAGTCTCCTCTGTGGATTGGTATTCTGAATTATCGCGAATAGGATTAAAGTCATGTGGACGACGCTGATCATGTGGAAGGACGGCCAGAACTGGGTTCGGCTGTCGCGCGATGGTGTGCTGGTCGCCGAGTTGACGCTCGATGACTGGGCGGGACTGGCGGCCACCGATTACGTGGTCACTGAGGCTCTTGGTACTGATCCTGCGCAGCGAGACCGCCCATCGCCGTCGCGCCACCAAGGCTGAGTAGCGCCTCCTTGCCGCGCATCATCCGCGACAGTGCCTCTGCCGGTGAAATGCCGCGTTGCTGTGCGGTGATGTTGGCGCGGTTTTCGACCGCGCGCATGAACGGATCGCCCGCGACGCTGCCAAGGCCGGTCACCTTGCCGCCCGCCGCCCAGCTTGATCCCTGACCCTGCGCCGGGGCCATCTCCAGTTCTCGCGCCAGCGACTGATAGTATCGCTCCATCGCAGCATATTCGTTTGCGTTCGGCTTCGACGCCCAGAACACTGGACGCTGGAGCGCGTCCTTCATGGTGATCTCGCCGCTCTCAAGCATCTTGCTCGGGTTGATCGTCGGCTGTCCCTTCTCCAGCTTGACTGAGCCAGCAATGAAGCGCGGGTCCTTCGCCAGCATCGCGGGCAACTTGAACGCATGCGCATCAACCGTCGCCGGATCGAAATTGCCTTGCAGGTTCTGGCTGAACGACAGCGGCTTCGGGTTCTTCACCGGATCGAGGTATTCACCGGAACGGATTTTTTCGGCGTTGAGACGATGCAGGTCCTGCGCCATGTGGCCATACGGTTGCGGATTGACCTCAGGCAGCGGCAGACCTTGCTTCTCAAGCGTATAATAGAAGCTGGCGTTACGCGCATTTTCCGGCACCTTGGAGCGCGGCGAAGTCCCGGCGACGTAGTCCATATAGCGCGAGAACCCCTCCTGCCCCTGCCTCTTGCCGAGTTCGTCAATGAACGCCTGCCGCAGCGGCTCGTTGTAGTAGAAGGTATCGCCCTTCAATTCGTTCTTGCCGCGTTCCATGTAGTCGAGCATCTGGTTGCGCACGCGCTTGTTGGCAACGAGATCGGCCACGCGCTCGCTGACACCGCGTGGCGGCTCGTAGCGCGGCAGGTCGAACTGCTTGACGTCGGGCACGTCGTGAATTTTTGAGTAGTCGAACAGGGTTTGCGGCTTGATGATCTCGCCCATCGCGGGCTTGAGTACTTTCGTCGCCAACCCGCCCCCAGAAAATGCCAGCGCCATGTTGGTGGCCTTCTCGACATCCTGCGGCGTGGCAAGGCCGCCTGCGGTCTGGTAACCCCACAGATCGGTGCCGCGATTGTCGGTGGGCCGATAGGCGTCCTGCTGCGCCAGCGCGCCCATCGCAAAATTTTGCAGGTCGCCGCGCCCGTAGTCGGTGACCTTCTCGCCGGTCTGGTCCGCACCTATCGGGATGCCGAGATCGGAATAGCCATAGGTGTCAGACATGCTTCACCATCTGCGTATGTAGGCCTTCTGCCCAAACTCCAGCATGCCCGGCTGCGCGGTGCCGCTCCACGACAGCCACGCTTCCTTCCCCGACAGCCTGATCGACCCCGGCTCCGCCTGCATGAAATACCGATTGACGATCAGCCGCAGCAGGTTCGCGCCCTGCCCGGTGACAACGAGCGCGCCGGTTTCCGCCGACATGCCGCGCACATACTTCAGGCCTGCCGTCTTGCCCGACAGCGTGACCGCGTCCGTGGCAGCACTCAGTCGCCGGGCCGTGGCGAGCGTGGTGGCAGGCCCCGTCAGCGTGAACGTGGTCACCGTGGCCTTGACGACCGCCGTCTGCTTGAAGCTGACCACCTTGCCCGACAACACGAACGCGCCGGGGGCCGCAGGCATCGACCGCGCGCCAGCGCCTGACCAGATCAGGTTCGCCGCAGGGCCGTTCAGGACAACCGCAAGGCTGGTCGCCGTCATCAGCCGCGCGTAGCGCAGCGTCACAGGCTTGCCTGAGAGCGTGAACGTGGCCTCGGTGACGACTATGTTGTGGCTGAGCCGCAGGCCCGCCACCACGCCGTTCAAGGTGAACGTGGCCTTCACCGCAGGCATCACGCGGGCATAGCGCAGCGTGTTGGCCTGCCCCGCCAGCGTGAACGCACCCGCCGTCGCCGGAAACACCCGCCCATAGGCCAATTTCGTCACCGGACCATTCAGCGTCACCGTGCCGGTCGAGGCCGTCATGGTTTTGGCCGAACCGTAGCCGAAGATGATCGGCTGGCCCGCCAGTACCACCGCGCCCGGTGCCGCCGTGAGAACGTGGCTGTAGCGTAGGCTCGCGGCTACGCCGTTCAGCGTGAACACGCCCGTGGTCGTCACTGTGACATGGCCGTAGCGCAGGCCGGTGGCAACGCCGCCCAGTGTGACCGTGCCCTTGACGGCAGGCATGGTGCGGATCGCGCGCATGGCGACCGCAACGCCATTCAGCGTGATCGCGCCCGTCGTATGCGGCACGAAGTAGGTGCGCTTCAGCGCAGCCGCCTGCCCGTTCACCACAAGCGCGCCAGTGGCAGCAGGCATCGTGCGGTGGAGAACGACAGAGGTCCAATTCAGCGTGGCGTCCTTGCCACTCAGCGTGTAGGCCGTCGGCGTCGAGCGGACAAAGCGAGCCGCAACCATTCCCGTGACCGGGCCTGCAAGCGTGACCGTGCCCTTGGCCGCAGGGAATACCCGCGCATAGCGCAGGATCGCACCTTGCCCGGCAAGCGCGAAAGTGCCGGTAACTGCCGCGCGCTTCAGATGGCAGGCAGCGACCTTGCCGGAAAGCGCAAACGCACTGGGGACGGCGGCGAGCGTGTAGCCCCTGCGCATTCCGGCGTCGGTGCCGGTGAGCGCAAATACACCGGCGCTCGCAGGGACAACGCGACCGTAGGCCAGCTTGTTGACCGGGCCGTTCAGTACGACCGCGCCGGTCGCGGCGGGCATCGTGTAGTTGGTGACACTTGATAATGCGCCACCCATCCAGTCCGTGAACCCGGAGGATGGCAGCGGAGACTGCGTTAGTTCGGCAGCCTTGGTGCGGATCGCAACGACGTTGCCCGCCGCCGCGCCGGAATTTTGCATCCACAAATTAAGATCGGTGTTTGCCAACGACGAGATGTCAATGCCATTGGTTCCCGTGGCCGGGTTTGCCGAGGCGTCGTTATTCCAGTTACCGCTGTTTTTGCGGAACCAAACCCGCTCCGCGCCCATATCAATCGCGATACAGATAATATCGCCGGTTGCGAGTGCGCCAAGAGCAACGCCGGTTGAAGTCCCGGCTAAGGCAATAGTCCCCGAAAATGGGGTAATATAGATTGCGCTGGTGGTGCCTCCTAACAGCCCTGCCTTCAATTTCAGACCGACATAAGGGTCTGACGTAATGGCGCTGGTTAATACCAACTCCGCATAGTATTTGCCCGCCGTGCCGAGCGGATACGCTGTTGTCGACCGAACGCCGCCCGACGCCGCTGTGGTTGTGACGGTCTTGTCGCTGTTCGACAGCGCAAGAGACGCGGCTTTATCGGCGTTATTCCACGCATCGGCGAGGCTGATCTTGAACGCACCGGCAACCACAACATGCCCGGCTGACACCGATGCCGTTGCCGTCAGGTTACCGGTCGCACCCGCCGTGGTCTTGATGGCGTCGAAAATCGCCAGCGATGTGTCGTTGCCGGTGGTCGTGTTGGTGTCCGCCCGCTCCAGCCACGCCGTTGTCGGCGTTGCCGTACTGGTTGCACCACTGGCACCGCTCGGAGAGGTCGCACTGAAGGACGACCAAGCTGCTTCCTGTCCGCCCGCCGCCATCGCAATGACAAGGTCATCGGCCTGCGTCGTCGTCAGTCCCGCTCCCGAAACTGCCGTGATGGCTGTTGCGGTCGTAAAACTGGTCTGTGCGTCGGGACCGCCGCCGCCGCGATAGGCAACAATGCGCCCGATTGCCGGGGCTGGTGCGGTAGGATGTGTAAATGTTAGCGCAGGATCGGACGCGCCCCTGATGCAATAGGCCATCAGGCCGGATGGCAATGCCGATGAAGTTGTCAGTACGTTGTTGTTTTTCTGCTCACCGACCAGCGTCCAGCCAGACGGCAGTGTGACCGACGTGGTGGACGCGATGCGGGACGAGATGCAGGCAACCAGCAGATCGCCCGCAGCCAGTCCGGTGATGCCGGTGGTGACCAGCGCATGCGCAGTGGTGCTTACCTCGACAACATTGGAGACGCCGACAAAGGCCCAAGCCATTTTACGTCAGCGTCAGCACACCGTTGGCGGCGTCGAAGTCGACCGTGAAGGTCTCGGTGTCGTTCAGGGTGATCGATGAGCCGTAGTCGTAGTAGCCGACGACCTTGTTGGTCGCACTGCTGTTGTAGAGGATAGCGTAGCGGAACGGGCCGATGCCGCCTGCGGTCGCCGTGAACACGGTGTCGGCCAGCACCAGCTTGAACACGCCGCCCGTGGTTGCCGCACTCGATGTCGTCAGCGTGTTGCCGCCAGCGGTGTAGTTGTTGGCCGCCGCAGGCGCGGGGGCGACCGTGGTATTCCACACCGTGTCGGACGCGACGGTGGGCGCGGTGTTGGTCAGCGCACACTTGAACACGGCAGTTTGCAGGTTGTGCCCCGCCTTGGAGAGTTCATCGATGAAATTGTTGTACTTGACGAATGCTGCCACTGGCTCGCTCCCTTAGATTGGACCCGGCTGGTTGAGTTGCGTCTGCTGCTTGAACTGCTGCGCGGCCTGTCGTTCCTGCGCCTTCGCCACCATGTCATCGGCCTTCATGGCATGCGCCTGCTGCGCGAGCGCGGCCTTCTGCTCGGCCTGCTGCATTTTCTGCTGGTTCTCGATGACGTGCATCTGATGGGTCTCGCGGCTTTCCATCAGCTTCTCGTTCTGGATTTGCGCCTTGGCCGCGCCGTCGTCCTGCTTCGCCCCCAACTCCATCGCCTTGATGCTGCGCTGGTTCTCCAGTTCGGCTTTCTTGTGCGCGTCGTCCTGCTGCAACTTCGCCATTGCCTGATCGCCGTCGGCCTTGATCTTTTCCTTGGCGGTCTGGTCCTTCATCTGCTCGATCTGCAGGTTGGTCTTGTTCTGCGCCGTGGCCGGATCGTCGCCACGTGGCTGGTCGGCCTTCTCCTTCATCTTGGCGGCGAAGGCGTCGATAGCGCCATCGAGCGCGCGACCGGCCCGGAACGGGGCCACCGAAAACTGCAGCAACTCACTGCAAAACTCGGCGCTCTGCGGCTCGGCGGTGATCATCTGGGCGAGTTGCGGCAGCAGTTGCGACAGCGCACCCATGAACTCGACGCGGCGCTGCTTCTCGGCGTTCTCATCCGGGGCAATGGTGCTGTCGGTCTCGATGTCGAGAACGAACGATTTCGTCTTGCTGTCCTTCAACAGGTACAGCACCTGATCGAGCGTCGGCTCCGACATGATCTTGCCGATGGCCTTCTGGCCCTCCTGCTGTGCCTGCTGCAGGGCCTGCATCACCTGCTGTTGCTTTTGCGGGTCTTGCTGCATCATCTGCTGCGCCTGCGGCAGTTGCATCATTTTCGACGCCGCCTCTTGCTGGTCCTTCATCTGCTTGGCGATATCATCGACCTGCTTTTTCTGCATCGCCGCCGTCGGCAGTTGCGTCTGGCTCATCTCGATGATGGTCTTCGGCTTGAACTTTTCGGTGATGATCTCGCTTGTGATCTCAACGAGATCGCGGGCGAAGCGCACGATCTCTTCCTGCTTGTCGCGGATGCGGGTGCCGCCGTACTGGGTCTTGAGTTGCTGTGCGCCCAGCGTCTCCTCGGGATTGGTCGAGCCGCGCATGATGTCGGACAACCCCATGATCTGGTAGATGTCCTGTATGATCTCCTTCCTAAGCGCGACCAGCGCGGTGATCGTGGTCGCGATCACGTCAATCGGCATCCAGATGATGATCTCTTTGCTGCCGCCGAACGCCGCCCAGTTCGAGATCGGCACCAGCACCCTACCGGGCGTCTTCTGCGCAATCGCGGCCTGAACCGCATCGCCAATCTCGGCCCCGCCTGCCGGATAGAAGCCCTTGACCTCCAGCGCGTCGGAAAGCGCGTGGATGCGGCCCGTCAAGAGATGCAGTTCTTCCAGTTGGTCCTTGTACTGCAGGACATCCGGCACCGGCACCAGCGATCCGCGCTGGGTGGTGCCATACGCAGGCTTCGGGCATGGGAAAAACTCCCTCAAGTCCAGATGCGGCTCGTCCTCATCGAGAATTTTCTCGCAGCCCTTGGCGACCCAGATCACCTTCTTGTCGGTCTTGTTCCAGATTTCCCAGAAC